ACTCCTATTAGTGTTTCTGATGCTGATAAGCAATATCTAGCCTTACAAGAGCTTTTAGTTTCAAATATTTGTGCAGCTCACAGAATTACATCTAAGACTTTAATGGGTATTGATACAAACAACGGATTTTCTAGTAATGCTGATGAACTTATAAATGCAGCGAATTTCTATCAAAATACAGTTGTAAGAGGTTTCCAACTTAATATCTTAAACACTTTACAAACTATATTCTCAGTAAACAACATAGACTTGCCTGTTGAGTTTGTACAATTAAAACCTATCACAGTTCAATTTGACTCTAAGACTATTAGAGAAGTTATGACGATTGATGAAATCAGAGCTGACTTAGGACTTGAGCCTTTAGGAGATGAAGACACAGTAGAACAAGATGTTAAGCTAGCTAAGGTAGGAAGTATGATTAACGACGGAAAAGAGCTACCTTTATTTGACACTATAGAAGAAGCGGAAGCAGAAGCAAAAAGAATTGGTTGTAGTGGTACGCACACACATACGCAAGATGGTAAAGAGTACTTTATGCCATGTGAAAATCACGAACAAATAACTAATTTAAAAAAATGTAATTGCTCAGAAAAGACTGAGCTTGAAAGTTTTATTGAAGAGTTTGGTGAAGATATTTCAGAAGATTGGGAATTGATAGAAGAAGAAATAGTAGATGGAGAACATCAAGACTTTGACTTTGAAGCTGAACTAAATAGTTACAACAAAACAGAATTAGCTTCTACAGGAACAGCAAGACCAAATGCTAGAGATGACCAAGATGGATTAAATAAATCAGGTAATGATTTTTACAAAGTTAGATATGTTTACACTAAAGACAATTTTTTAAGTCAGGAAGGAAGTACAAGAGAATTTTGTAAATTAATGACTTCAGCAAAAAAAGTTTACAGAAAAGAGGATATTATTCAAATGGGTTCAAAAGCTGTTAACCCTGGTTGGGGACCTCGTGGTGCAGCTACTTATTCTATATGGCTTTACAAAGGAGGTGGTAACTGTCATCATTTTTGGTTGAGACAAATCTATAAGACATCTTTAAGAGGAGCTAAGAGTAATATTAAGCCAAGTGAAGCAATATCTTACACTAAAGCATTATCTGAAGGATTTACAGCAGAAAGAAACGATAAGTTAGTAGCAAGACCACCAAAGAGAATGAAGAATAACGGATTTTTAGAACCAAGATAATTATGGCATACGTATTATTTATATCAGAAGCAAAACTAAAGGACTCTACAGCAATCAACTTAAATGTAGATGTAGAGCTACTACTTCCTTATGTAAGACAAGCACAGAAGCTCTATGTAGAAACTAAGCTAGGAACTGACCTTACACAGAAACTTAAAGACTTAATTACAGCAGGTACAATAGGTAATGTAGGAAATGAAGCATACAAGACTTTAGTTGATGACTACATTGGTGACATGCTACCGAATTGGGCTTTTTACCATGCCATACCTTTTTTAAGATTTAAGATAGAGAACGGAAATATTTACAGCAAAACAAGCGAAACGGGAAATAGTCTTAGTACAGAGGAAGCACAACACCTTAGAGAAGAAGTGAGAAACACAGCTGAGTACTACACGGAACGACTAATTGACTATGTAACTAACAATACAACTAGCTTTCCTGAATACAACACAAACTCAGGAGCGGATGTAAACCCTGACCAAAATGCTTACTATAACGGTATGAACCTAGAAAGACCAATGAGACAGGGAACTAAACTTACATTGAGAAACTTTTTAAACGCTTCTGATTACTAATGAAGAAACACTATAAACCAAAAACTAAAAATGTTACTAAGTTAAAGACTTACTTAGATAAAAAAACAAAAAACAATGACAGAAGCAAAAGACACTCTACAAGTAGGGTTAGCTAACGCATCAGCAATAGGGTTCAGCATAACAGACTGTAACGAAATACTAACGCTAGTTTCTTTAATTCTAGCCATTAGTTTTACTATATATAAATTCATTCAATTTGAAAAATCTAAATAGATGGCTCGTAAAGTTATTACAAGCGCTTTTAAGAGCGTTAAAAAGAAGCGAAAGGGAGTACACTCCAAAAACGCAAGTAAAGGACAAAATGGCTTTAAAAAAGCCTACAGAGGACAGGGGCGTTAATCTTCTAATCATTAGAGATACTTTTACAAAAGAAAGCACTATTGGTCGTTTGCATATCAATGGAGAAAGTTTCTGTGATACCTTAGAAAATCCTTATATAAATAATGAAAGAAATATTAGCTGTATTCCTGAAGGTCAATACAAAGTAAGACTTAGACTTCCAAGAGAAAGCGCAACAAGAGAATACTTACATTTATTAGTTCAAGACGTTCCTAATAGGGATTGGATATTATTTCATAGAGGAAACACAGCAAAAGATACAAGCGGTTGTATTCTAGTAGGGAATGGTCGTCAACAAGACGCTGTTGAAAACTCAAGATTGGCTATGGACTTAGTAATCAAAGAAATACTTAATTTAGGCGGCGAAAACATTAATTTAATAATCAAAAATAAATAATTATGAAAAAGTTTTTAGAGAAGTACCTTATCGGTCAAATGGTTAAGAGTAAGAAGTTTTGGTACGCAGTTAGTTCTGTAGTAGTGCCTGCTATAGTTACTTACTTAGGAGTTGATGAAACAACTGCAAAAGATTTGTACTATGCAATCTTAACTTTAATTGTAGGTCAGGGAATTGCAGACGTTGCTAAGAAATAACAGATACAGATTAAAGCCGCATGAAATTGTGGCACTAAAAAAAATGCGAGAAGCCGAGACTAGAAATGTTCTAGTTATCGGTGACTTGCATGAACCGTTCTGTTTAGATGGTTACTTAAAATTCTGTATAGACCAATACTATGCTTATAATTGTACTGAAGTAGTGTTTATAGGCGACGTCATTGACAATCACTACTCAAGCTATCACGAAGCTAGTGCTGATGGAATGGGTGGCTTAGATGAGCTAGAATTAGCTATTAAGAAAATAGGTAGATGGCGAGATGCTTTTCCTATGGCTACTGTTATAATTGGAAACCATGACAGGATTATAATGCGTAAAGCTCAGACTTCCTCAATACCATCTAAATGGATTAAGTCTTTCAAAGAAGTATTAGAAACTCCTGACTGGAACTTTGTTGAACGATATGAAGCTGACGGAGTACAATATATACATGGAGAAGGCGGTACTGCTCGCACCAAGTGTAGAGCTGATATGATGAATACAGTACAGGGGCATTTACATACCCAATGTTACACAGAGCATTATGTCGGTAAGAAGTTCAGAGTCTTTGGAACACAAGTCGGTTGCGGTATCAATCACAAGTCGTATGCTATGGCTTACGCTAAATATGGTAAACGTCCTGCTGTTGGATGTGCTGTTGTATTAAATAACGGTCAAACTCCTATCAACCTTTTAATGCCTCTATAATGCAATTAAAAGACTCAACTAAGCTAAGTTTATTTTATTTTGCGCTTATTTTAATAGTTTTATATTTCTCAATTTAGGTTTTTAACCTCTTTTTTAACACCATTTTAATCTTTTTTTAAATTTATTTTAGTATCATTTACTAGATAGGGGATAACTTTTTTTAATATTTTTAGTTAAAAAGTATGTTAAAAGTTTTGTCAGTAAGTTTTTTATTGTATCTTTGTACCATCAAAATTAAATAAATAACTAAAAACAAACAAAATGGAAAATTTAAGAAACAACGGATTAGAAATTAAAGAGGGAGATAAAATTACCTTTAACTATTATGGAACTGTATACACAAGAAAAGTGCAAACAATGCATATACAATCTTTTAATGGTTTAACTAAATACAATGTAAATAAGATAGGCTCAGGCACAGGTTGGACAGGTGTAGATGCTGAAGATGTAATAAAAATTAATAAATAGAAATAATAATCAGGGGGTGTAAAAACCCCCATAAATAATCAAGAAATGGAAAACTTTAAAATCGTAAACAGAAACACAGGAGCTACTTACTTCCTAAATGAAAAAGAATATGAAACATTCTTCTTAAGAAACAAGATGTACAAAGATGGAGAATTTAAGTATGACATCTACAATCTAACTGAAGCTAAAACAAGAAGAACAAATAAGATGTTAGATGTAGTTGCTCACTTATGTATAATAGGAGCTTCAATCTTAGGTACTTTACTTTACATACAAAACTATTGTTAAGATGACTAGAAAAGACGCAGAATACTTAGAATACTCTACATACGTAGATTACAGCGAACCTAAAATATCTTTTATTACAGGTAAGCCAATAGATGACACTAAAGTAATAGCTCAAAAATGGCTGTTAAAACCTCAATACATTCCTGCTATGGTAACAAGAGCAGGTGGTAATGACTTAGCTTACAATAGCCGCTCAGTTGTTGTTGTAGGAACTGCTTTACAATGCTACAGAAAGTTTTGTGAAATGCTCAAGAAAAAAGGTTGGCAACAGAAAGATAGTTGGGATGTAGAACTTAAGCCAATCTACAAAAAACACTACAAAAATAATGGCAATTTGCCTGTAATAATAAATTTAAAATAATGGAAGAAACACACAAAAGACTGCACGAAATAAACACTTTTCAATGCGTAGATAATGAACTATACCTAAGAGGTAAAGATGAGTGGGGCAAAGACTTAACAATATGCTTTGACGCTTTTAACTTCTTAGAATGGATAGACAAAGAACAAATAGAATATATTAAAGAACAAACAATTAAATACATACAAGAAAAATGAAGACATCAGTAAATGAATACGAGTTCAACAGATGGTTTGAACAGAACAGGCCAAACAATTTTAGCTACGCAGGTAGAAATGCGTTATATGAAATGCTAACAAGTTATGAAGAAGATACAGGAGAAGAAATAGAATTTGACCCTATTGCATTTTGTTGTGAATATTCTGAATATGAAAATATTGAAGAATTTTGGCAAGACTATGATAAAGAGGATTACCCTAATGAAGAAAGTATAATGGACGCAACATTTTTTTGGGGGTTTGGAGAAAGTTTTATAATACAACAGTTTTAATTCAAATAAATTTTTTATTTTTAACGAAATTATTAACAGGCAAAAATCCTAGCCAATTAACACAGGTAGAATATATGAAAACAGAAGCACTAAAAGAAAAGTACATTAAGTACAATTTAACCAAAGATGACGTGTTCAAACATCAGCACTACATCATCTTGACAAGAAGCGGTATTGATAAGATACAGGCTTTAGAAAACATCAACATAGATTATGATGTTATTAAATGTGAAAAAGATTTTTGCGTAGTAAAAGCCAATGCAAGAAAAGAAGGTAAGGCAATTCAAACTTTTGGTTCAGCTTTAAAAGGAACAGGGTTTAAAGACGGAAACACTAATACCTGGTACACTATGGAGATGGCAGAAAAAAGAGCAATGTCAAGAGCTGTACTGAAGCTTACAGGTTTTTATGAACTTGGAGTATTTGGAGAAGACGAAGCAGAAGATTTTAAAAAGAGTAATAACTAAATAAATAAATAAAAATGGAAGTAACAGGAAAACTAGTAAAGAAACTTGAGTTAGAAACAGGAGTATCTAAAGCAGGTAAAGAATGGAAGAAACAATCAATGGTAATTGATACAGGTGGAGAGTTTAATAACGAAATATGTGTAAGTGCCTTTGGTGATAAATTGAAACAAATGAACAAGCTAGAAATAGGAATGGAGGTATCAGTTCTTTGTAATGTTTATTCAAGAGAATATAATGGAAGATATTATCACAATATAGATGGGTACTTTTTCACTAATCAGAGTAATAAATCTTCAGACAAAATACAGAATGGAGAAGAAGATATGCCTTTTTAAGATGAATAAAGAAGATAACTTTAAAAACCTTTGCGACCTTACTACAAGTTTAGTAGGGTTGCCTAAAGGCTCTCTAGCATTAAAAACTAGAAAGACGGAATATCAAGTACCAAGAATGGTAGCGGCTATGGTTGCAAGAATAGAAGATGAAACTCATAGAGAAACTATTGCTAAAGTATTAGACAGAAACAGAACAAGTATTAACCATTATGAAAGATGCCACTCAGCTAATTACTCATCATTTGCTTTATATCGTGAAACATTTATAAAAGTATTTAATGCTTATACTGAAATTAAGGACGCTAAATTAACATTTATTGACTTGTATAATTTACAGGAACACTTAAGGAAAAATGGGATACACGATAGCTCAAAACATCAGACTACTATCCGTATTGTATCAGGTAAATTTGGAACTGATGTTAAAGTTTCTTACAAAGATTTCTACAATCAGTTAGAATTATGTAAGTTAGCACTTCAAAATTATCAACACGAAATAGAAGTAATATGAAAGAAAAGCCAAGCTACTATGCAATAATTCCTGCTGAAGTAAGATACAGCAAAAAGCTAACACCTAACGCTAAATTACTTTATGCAGAAATTACTGCTCTTTGCAATATGAATGGAAAGTGTATTGCATCTACTCAATATTTTTGTAACCTTTATAATGTGAGTAGGTCTTCAGTTCAGAATTGGCTTAAATTATTAGAAGAAAATGGTTATATAATTAGAGTAGTAAAATATAAACTAGGTAGTAGAGAAATTGAGTCTAGGTCTATTAAATTGGTGGATAAGCCTAGTCTAAAAATATCTACAGATAATACTAATATAAATATAACTAATACTAATCTTACAGATAGTAATAAAAAGGCGTTCTTTAAAAAACCTACTTTTGATGAAGTAAATAATTATTGTTTAGAAAGGAATAATAATATAGATGCAGAAGCGTTCATTGATTTTTACGAAAGCAAAAATTTTATGATAGGTAAAAACAAAATGAAGGATTGGAAAGCTGCTGTAAGAACTTGGGAAAAAAGAGAAGCAAAGAAACCGAAAACAATGTCTAAATTAGATGCTCAAATTAATGCTTGGCAAGAAGCTAAAAAATTATTATGAAACCATTAAAACAAGAAAACTTAAAAGAATTAACTGAAAAAGTCTTAGATTTAGTTGCAAAGACAGCAGTTGAAATAGGGCATAAAACAGACCCTCAAACAATGGCAAGTCTTAGTAAGATATTTGCAGAAGACTTAATACAAGAAAAGCGTTTTGGAAATATGACTTTCAATCAAGTTCAAGATGCATTTAGGCAGGGTGTAAGATTTGGAAAGGATGAACCTTTTTTAAATATCAGAACATTTTACAAGTGGGTATATACTCAAAAGAAGCTAGTAGACAATGCCTACTATCAAGTTCACGAATTAGGACAACCAAAGGAAAAGACTTTATGGTATCAAGAACCTGTAAAACTATTAAAATGATAGGTTGGGTATTAATAACAGCCATTATAATGTGGCTAATAAGAAAATTAAAATGAAGATATTAACAATTGTATGGGGAATAATAATTTTACTTTGTATTTTAGAAGCAATTTTCTGTACTAAATTTGACAAATATGAAAACAATTAAAATTACATCAGGAGAAGTAAAAAGCCAATCAGATGCAATTCTCTGGCATTTAAAAACTTATGGAAGTATTACAAGCTATGAAGCTATAAAAGAATATGGAGCAACTAGACTTTCAGCTATTATCTTTAATCATAGAAAAGAAGGGTATGATATAGATAGTATGCCTTTGACTAAAAAGACTAGATTTGGAAGAAACACAACTATTGCTAAGTATATCTACACAGCACCACCTCAAGAGTTGATACAAGAAATGTTATGGCAGTAAAAACTATAAGCAAATTAAAAAAGGAGTTAGACAAATGGTTCAGTCTTTACATAAGACTTAGAGAAGCTAACGCATACGGAATGTGCCAATGCTTCACTTGTGGAGTAGTCAGGCACTATAAAGACGGTATGCAAAACGGACACTTTCAAAGTAGGAAACATTTATCTACAAGATTTGATGAGGAGAATTGTCAGGTACAATGTGTTAAATGTAACGTCTATGCGTGGGGAGAACAGTATAAATTTTCCTTAGCTTTAGATGGAAAGTATGGAGAAGGAAAAGCTGAGGAATTACAACACTTAGCTAGAACAACTTTAAAGTTAAGTAGGTATGATTACGAAGATAAGATAAGTTATTACGGAACACTTGTTGAAAAGTTAAAAAAAGAAAAAGGAATTGAGTAAACATTTTCAGTAAGTTTGGCGTATGATAAAACCGATTTACGCAAGTGAAGAACATAAGCAGATAATTGAAACTTATATAACTATGTGTACTGAGTTTGCAAAAGATGTAAGTACAAAATCAAGATACAATAATTTTTTAGATGTAGTAGACACTATCTTGGAATATCACAACAACTACGGCACAGGAGTTAAAGAGAATAATTGGTACGATTGGTTAATGATTATACCTATAAACTTATCAGTAGCTACAAATGGGTTCTTTGCAGGTCTTGAAACAAAAACTAAAGCACCTACACTTAGAGCTTATAAAGTTGTTCTTACTGAAATGGTATTTGATGTAGTAGATAAAATTGATGCATTAGAACAAGTAAATGACTGAGATATATGCAGAAATATCAAAGCTAAGTTCTTTCTTCAGGAAGATGTGTTACGGTATAACTCAAGATGAAGAAGCTATTAATGACGCTGTTCAGGAGCTTATGATTTATTTCCTGCAAATGAACCCTCAGACTTTACAGGACATATACGAAAAAGATGGTTTAAAAGGAATAAAAGGTTACGGTGCTGTAGTATTAAGAAGAAGTTTAACAAGCACAAGAAGTCCTTTTTATTATAAGTATAAAAAATACTATACAAATTTAGTAGGAGTATATACAGCAACATCTAGTCAGAACGCTTTTCATAAAAGTATCTATAACATACCAGAAGAAATAGAAGACAATTATAAATGGGAAAAGCTCGAAAAAATTGACTGTGTTTTAGATAAGCAAACTTGGTACGATAAAAAGATATTTGAATTATATTACTCAGGAGAAACACTAGACTCACTCGCTAAAAAAACAGGAATAAGCAGAAACAGTCTTTTTACTACAATAGATAAAGTAAGAGAAATATTAAAAAAAGAATTAAATGAAAATGTATGACCCTGACAAGTGTTCTTCTTTTGAAATGATGTTTGGGTTTTCTCAGACAATAATTGTTAAAAAAAGAAAGCCAAAAAAAGAAGATGAAAAAAAGCAAAAGAATGAAAAACTAGTAGCTATATTTACTTCATAATATGAACAAGTTTTTTGTACCTAATGAAGTCTATGAAGATAGAATAGCAATATGTAGGGATTGTGTATATTATTTTAAACCTACAGGAAATTGTAAAATTTGTAAATGCTTCATGAAAGTGAAGGCAAGAATTGCTACTCAACATTGTCCTCAAAAGTATTGGGATAAAACAACAGAAGTAGAAACTCCTGAAACTTTACCTCAAGAAATAGTAGATGAAATTTTAGATATGTGGAAAGACTTAAAAACAGGTAGAGCAAAAGACCAGGCAGCTAAAAAGAGAATGATAGAAACTTATAATACAATTTTTAATACTAACTACAATGTCAGAACAAATTGCGGTTCTTGTATATCAACTTGCTTTGACGGAATAAAAAAACTATATAATGAATACAAATAGAACTTACAAATCAATTAAATGGGTGCTGAATACTCACATTAAAAAGAATGTTAGAAGTCTTTGGACATGGGAAAATGATAACTTTACTTGTATCTTTGAAAACTATTCAGGTGATAGCAGGATATACACACCGCACCAACTTTTAAAACTTTTAAATAATGACACAGAACGAAAAGATAATTAAAAACCTAGAAAATATGCCACCAATTGAAGTAGATTACAAAACAACACCTGAACCAAGTTACTACTCAGGAAAGAAGTATGGTTACTCAGCACGTAAAGTAGTAGAAGACTTTCAACCTGATAGCTACAACTTAGGAACGGCAATTAGTTACCTCTTACGTGCAGGTCATAAACCCGACAATCCTGCTGAACAAGATATACAGAAAGCAATTAACCATTTACATTTTGAGCTAGACAGAATACATAATGACAAAGTATAGTTGCGAATGCGGTAATACTATGGAAATAGGTAAGGCTACAATAGTTTACCGAGACGGTAAATGGGTTACTAAGGAAGCACTCTGTAATGAATGCGGTAAGTATATGGATAGTAAACCAACAGATGGTATGCCTAACCTTAAAAGAACAGAACCTAGCTTAAGTAAACAAAGAGATAAGCTTTGGGCAGGAGCAAAAGAAAAGCTAATAGGCGAAAGAGGAATAAATGAGGACTACTAAATAAAATCAATTAAATTCTATTATATACTATGAAACAACAAGTTAAGATAAGTAAAGTAAAGGGAAACCCTGACAATCCTAGAATAATAAAAAACGATAAATTTAAAAAGTTAGTTAAGTCAATACAGGAATTTCCTGAGATGTTAAAGCTAAGACCTATTGTAGTTGATGAAGATATGATGGTGCTTGGTGGCAATATGCGACTTAAAGCAAGTAAAGACGCAGGGCTAAAAGAAGTGTGGATAGAAGTAGCAGAAGGGCTTACTGAAGAACAAAAGAAAGAATTTATAGTTAAAGACAATGTAGGGTTTGGAGAATGGGAATGGGATATGTTAGCTAATGAATGGGATAGTGTACAACTTGCAGAATGGGGTTTAGATGTATGGCAGAATGAAGATGATGTAAAAGAGGAAGAAGAAGTTTATACAAAGAATATTGAAGCTCCTACTTATGAACCTAAAAATGAAAAGCCAAAAGAAGAAGAACTTTACAATGAAGACAAAGTAAAAGAGCTAATAAAAAAGATAGGGATTTCTAATATAGAAAAGGAAGAAAAAGAATTTTTAATAAAAGCAGCTTACAGGCATACAGTATTTAATTATCAAAGTATTGCAGACTTCTATGCGCATTCTAATAAAGAAGTACAGGAGTTAATGGAAGATAGTGCTTTAGTTATAATTGATTTTAATAAAGCTATTGAGAATGGATATGTTAAGTTAAGTAAAGAGGTTCAAGAATTATATGATGAGGAATATGGAGAATAAAGATTTTGCAGTATTTATACTAACACATGGCAGACCTGATAATGTTATGACATATAACACTTTAAAAAAATCAGGATATACAGGTGATATTTATATAGTAATTGATAATGAAGATAAATCAGCAGACATATATTATGAGAATTTTGGTGATAAAGTTATAATGTTTGACAAGAAAGCAATAGCAAAAACTTTTGATGAAGCAGATAATTTTGAAGATAGAAGGGCAATAGTATATGCTAGAAATGCTTGTTTTAATATAGCTAAAGATTTAGGGATTACTTATTTTATACAAATGGATGATGACTACAGGAGTTTCCATTTTAGACTATATAAATCAAATAAAGACAAGCCTAAACGCATTACAAATATAGATAGTGTGCTTGATGTTATGTTAGACTTCTACAAAACAATTCCTGCAAAAAGTATTGCAATGGCTCAGGGTGGTGATTTTATAGGTGGAGCAGGTTCAGGAACAGCTAAGAATAAGAAGCTAAAAAGAAAGTGTATGAATAGTTTTATATGTTCTACTGAAAAACCTTTTAAATTTAACGGAAGGATAAATGAGGATGTCAATACATATACTCATAAAGCAACAATTGGTGAGATTTTTTTTACTATTCCTACACTATCACTAGAACAAGAAACAACACAAAGTAATAAAGGGGGGATGACTGATATTTATTTAGACAAAGGAACTTACATAAAATCTTTTTACTCAGTTATCTTTCAACCTTCTTCAGTTAAGGTAGCTCTAATGGGTGATAAGAATATGAGGTTACATCATAGAGTAAGTTGGAAGTATACAACACCTGTAATATTAGAAGAAAAATACAAAAAATAAATGGAACAAAATAGAACAAAGATAAACAAAGAAAGATTACTTAAAGCATTAGAGTCAAGTCTAGGAGTAATAACAACTGCTTTAAAAGCAACTGACCTAAGTAGAACAAACTTTTATAAGTGGCTAAAAGAAGATGAGGAATTTGCAGCTAAAGTAGAAGAAATAGAAAACATACAACAAGACTTTATTAAGTCAAAGTATTATGAATGTGTAAAAGACAAAGTGCCATCAGTTGTAATACACGCTGCTAAGACTAGGTTAGGTTGGAATGAAACAAATAGAGTAGATATAACTTCAGGTGATAAAG